TTAGGTCTGCATCGTCTATAAAGAAAGTTCTGTATCTGTCTATTGCTTCTAAGGTCTTACGTTCCCCCTCTAAGTAAAAGTCCTCCGATACATCGTATATTGCTATGTCAAGTGTGCCTTTGTCTAAAGCTATAAATTGAAACTCTGTATATGGTATGTCAAATAACTGACAGTAAACATAAACTTGTATATCGTAACCGTATTTTTTAGCTGAGTATGGGAATGCTCGTATGTCGGTTGTACTTTTTAAATCTACGATGCCGTGCTTACCTAATACGTC